AGTGTTCAAGGCCGCGGCTGAGGAGCAGAACTTCAAGGCAAACCTCAACGAGCAATTCACTCAGCGCTTCCTCAAGGAGCAGAAGGCTGAGGCCGACGCAATCGCGAAGGGCGAGTTTGATGCTCGCGCACCTTTGGTTGAATTGCAGAAGGCTGTCCTTGCTCTCAACGAGCGCATTGACAATGTGTCCTCTGCTGGTGGCTCAACGATTGCAAAGTCTGCAAGCACCGCAACCGTGACGATTCCCGAAACCGCTGAATTGGCAAACATGTCGTGGAGTGATGTTCACCGACTTGCTGACAAAGCGTTGAACGGAGGTGAATATTGATGGCACGAAATTATGTGAGAACAGTTCAAGACATGGAGCGCTACTATTACGGCGGCGCTTCTCAAACAGGCTACACCTACGGTGCAGGGGACATTTTGAAGGCTGACGCGCCTTTGCTGTCCACCACCGCAGGCACTTACCAAGCAATCTATGGCCGAAAGGTTTGGTCGCAACTCAACCAAGAGTTCAACGCCTTCTCCATTCTGCCCAAGAAGCCGTGGGAACGAAGCGGTTGGCGTATCCTCACCGCTCGCGCTGAGGCTGGCGTGACGGGTGGTATCGCTGAGAACGGCACGCTTCCCGACACGGTGAAGCCAACCTTTGAGAATGTCTCCACCAAGCCAAAGACCATTGCTCACACCTTTGACCTGTCCGAGGTTGCAATGTTCTTGTCCGACAAGGATGACGGTCTTGGTGACGCTCGTCAAGTCCTCAAGGAAGAAATGGGCAAGCACCACGCTGAGATGATTAACAAAATGCTTCTGCAAGATGTTGACACTCCTGCTTCCAACAACCTTGAGTCCCTTGACCGCTTGACCTCCGACCCTGCTGTGCAGACTGTGACGCAGACCTCGGTGAGCGCTTTGACCGACCACGACATTTACTCCATCACTCGCGACGGTAGCGCCGCTTGGCACTCCGCTGAGGTTGATGTGGGTGGCGACGCTTCAACCGCCGCAACCAACCGCAACCTTTCGCTGAACAACCTTGACGGGCTGTTCCAACAACTGTGGACCCGTGGTGGTAACCCGAAGGTCATCCTTACGGGCTACGACACCTTGATGCGCGTTCAGCAACTCTTGCAGTCGCAACAGCGCTTCATGGACTCCAAGCGTGTGACGCCTACCTACAACGGTGTGAAGGGTGTCCCTGGCCTTGAGGCTGGTTTCATCGTCGCGACCTACAACGGTGTGCCTCTCATTCCAACGAAGGACATGCCTGCTGACGGCTCTGGTTCACTTTCGCGAATGTATTACCTTGACACCGATTACATGTGGTTCCAAACCGCTATTCCCACCCAATACTTTGAGAGCGGGATTGAAACGGGCGACCCATTCGCAATCAACCGTCTCGGTCAAGAAGGGCTTTACCGAACGATGGGCGAAATGTGGTGTTCCTTCTTCGGCGCAAGCGGTTCTATTCGCGACCTGCAATGAGGTGTTCTTCTTGCCTACGATTACCTACAAAGGGCGACTGCGCGCAGGCGCAAACATGGGTCGTCTTGGTTGGTGGACTTGGGGCGAGGCACGCGAAGTGACCGAAGAGTGGCTTGAGGCAAATGCTTCAATGCTTCTCGGAGGTAAAGACTTCGTGATTGAGGGCTACACTTTGAGCGCTCCCGCTCTCAGCGGGACGCCCGACAACGGCTGGACGAAAGGGGACATTATGGGCTGGCTTGATGAGAACGGTGTTTCTTATCGCGCAACCAGCACCAAGAAAACCCTGCTCGCGAAAGTCGCTGAAACCCTCGCGCCTGCCGAAGAGTCTATGAACGAGGCAGAAGAAGCAATGACAACGGAGAGTGATGAATGATGGCATTTAGTTCAACGATTGATACGCGAGCGCACAGCATCGGAGACTTGGTTCTTTTGAGCGGAACCTTCAACGCTGACAGCGTGACCACGGGCGCAATTGACCTGTCCTCCCACCTTAGCAACATCTTGAGCGCGTCGGTCAACGGCGACACTCTTGGTGATGTGACGGGCGGCGGCGTTGATGGCGCGCTTGGTTTGATTACCGCGGCAACGACCTTGACGATTGACTGCGTAAGCGGCAACACGGGTAAGTGGACTGTTATCGGACGACGCTGAGGTGAACCCTCATGGGTGTCGTTGTGCATGAGTTTACGCCCGAACAGGCGTGCGAGACGGATAACACCGTGGCAGGTGCAATCGCGAAGGTTCTCAATGACATGGCTCCTGCGCCTGTTGCAATCACCGCCTATACTTGTCAAGGAAACATCTATGTCATCGCCGTCACTCCATGAGGTTGACGGTGGTGCATGATGGACCTTAACGAACTCAAGCGACTTGAGAAGCAAGGTTGGCGCAAGGCCGAAGAATCGGCTGTCAAAAGCGACGAGCGC